GCTGTGCGTTGTTGTTCGTTCCCGTACTTCAATACTTTTTCTTCTGCTTCGCTAAAACTTATTCCGACACGTCTTAGCGCAGTTGCATTGCCCTCCATAGCTTTTCCCATCATGTTTGCTATAGACTGCAAGTCCTCACCGGTTGCATTCAATCCTTTTTGCTGCGCGGCAAGGTTATTCATAGCAGGGATAAGAGTTTTCAGGGCATCACTGGTCTTTAAAAAAGTCGACAACTGCTGCGCACCTGCAAGCTGCGCCTCGTCCCCTATCACTCCAAGGGCCTGTTGCTCTGCAGTGAGTTTTTTTATGCTATCTATAACGCCTTGAGTCGCGTTCATTCTTTGCTTCATTACTGTTGCTAGCTTTGTTTCTTGCTGTGTTTGATAATCAGCCGCGGCAAGTGAATCTTTCATTGCTTTGCCTGCACCTAGTACAGCAAAAGTTGCAGCTGCGACCTTAAGAGCTCCAGAAATAGCGCTCTTAAAAGAAGACATATTTTTTGATATGCCTTTTTGGAAATTCGCCATTTGTTTTTGAGAGTTTTTCATTTCTTTGTAAAGCCCGGAAAAGTCTGCTCCGGCCCTAACCATCAAGTTCTTTACTACTGCCATTCTTTCTCACTACCTTCCCGCCTAGCGCTTTGTTCAGCGTCCGTATGGTTGTGAACATTTCTTCCGCTGTCATTTCCTTTCTTCTTTCTTCTCCGTCAACCTCGTCTAAAAGTTTTTTGAGCGCTGGCATCTTTTTTTGCTCGTGCTAATGAGGCTGTGATGTATGCTATCGTGATTTTTTCTTTTACTCCTGCCTTGTATCTCTCGTTATAAGATATGATACAGGCCACGACCTCTGCTGGGGTCATGGCCCAAAATTCGGATACTTTAATTTCTGCTTCAATGGCTCGGAGTAAGAGTTTTTGTATATCAAAGTCTTTTTTTTGTTCTCCGCCATCTACTTTTTTTTTAGCATTGGGAGGCTTGTCGTCAATTGGCTTAAAAGCAAGCTTCATAGCCTCTTGCATTTTTGCAAACACTTCCCCCATTGACGCGTATTCGTCTATCAAATCCATTACCTTTTCTGGGGTTAGTTCCGGGTCCTCATGAGCTAGCCCTGCCCATATTACTATCGCTGTTTCATTTGTCCCCAAGTCCTCAAAGTTTATCTTAGTTATTTTTTGACCAAGTGCTTTTTCTATTAAAGCCAAGGCTTTCATCCCATACCTAAAATTGCGCATCTTATCCAGCTTTACAGGTACATACATATACCATTACCTCCCTATCAAGTATCAGCTGCAAGAGTTGGTTTTCCGGTAACCTTAAAGGTTGCTTCGAAGGAAATAAGGTCCTCCAACTCTGCATTTGTAGCAAATTTTGTTACAATCCCCTGGAATGTCCAGTTATATCCGATAGCTGGAGGGAAATCTATAGTATAAGTATCAGCTGTACCGTTTTCAAAAGCTGTCAGCAAGTCCTGCTGCCCTGTACCGGTACCCGGATTGAAATATCCGGATATGGACACTTCGCCACCGTCTTTTAGCCCTTGTGCAAATGTCCTGTATCCGTCCGCTGTGTCAAGTGTTGTAGTTTCGATAGTATCTGCGGAAAGCTCAACTCCGCTAATGCTCGTTAGCTCCGCAATAACTGTCGAACCTTTTTTTAGTTTTGTTCCAATTGCTTTAACTGCCATTTAAAACCACTCCTTTTATATTAATAAAATATTTTTACTTGTAGCTGCGCTTGCAGCAAGTCTGCTTCATAGTCAAAGCTATCTCCAAGATGTTGCACTTGCACTTGTTGAATAAACGGCCCTTGTTCTCCGATTCTTCTCATCCGTAGCTCAAAAAGTTTATCGATAGCGGCAAGTACTATATCCTGCAATGCTGTATATGTTGCTGCAACAATAAAAACATTGTATACTGCATCAACATTCCCCAGCTTACCGTTAAGGGACATTAAAAAATTAATGCTTTGTTTCGAGTATACCGCGTATGGAGCTTTTACATCTTTGGGCGCGTATAGAGGGTATACATTATTCCTTATTCCTGGGATAGTATTCATCTCTTGCCTGATTAGTTTTTCTATTTCCATTTTTTACACCCCATTTTACTTTAGCTTGTCTATCTCTTCGCTCAGGGTCTTGATTATTTCCTGTGCTGCCTGCGGCCCCGTTTCGGATGCTGCACTTTTAAGGTACCGTTTCCCCGGGACTTTGCCTCCGCTGCGGGTTACAAAACCAAATTCTTGCGAAGCAGGGTAGTATGACCGCTTACCTGATTTTGATACTTTTACAAAAAACTCGTTAAATTTAGACGAAAAGGAAATCTGATATACTCTCTTACCCTTTGTCTTTGACTTCTCCAACTTGAGCCTAAGCCCTCTCCTTAAGTTTTTTGTTTTACCTTGAGGAGCCTTTTCTCTTGCAGCTGCAAGGACTATCTTTGCTCCTGCTCGCGCGGCACGTGTTACGCATTTTGTCGGCAAGTTTTTGAGCTCTTTCAGTGTCTTTTCCAGTTCTTCAAGCCCTTCAATTTTGTATTTCATCTCCTACCAACTCCCTGCACATAAGCTGCAAGACTTCGTGTCTTTCCTCGAAG